ACCAGACCGTTACCGATGCCATCGTGGCCCGGCTCGAATCCGGCCAACTGCCCCCGTGGCGTCAGCCGTGGGCGGCCGGCCACGCCGCCGGCCCCGTCACCCGCCCGCTCCGCCACAACGGCACGCCCTACCAGGGCGTCAACATCCTGTGGTTGTGGATGGCCGCCGAGGCCCACGGCTACGGAAACCCCTACTGGCTTACGTTCAACCAGGCCCGCGACGCGGGCGGCACCGTCCGCAAGGGCGAGCGGTGCACCCACGTCGTTTTCGCGTCCACGTTCGAGAAGCGCGAAACCGGCCCGGACGGCACCGTATCCCGGCAGCGGATCCCGTTCCTTAAGACCTACGCCGTCTTCAACGCGGCGCAGTGTGACGGGCTCCCGGCCCACTACTACCAGCCGGCCACCGTGCCGGCCGTGAAGGTGGACCCGCTGCCCGCGGTGCTCGACTTCGCCCGGCACACCGGCGCCGACATCCGCGAAGGCGGAGCCCGCGCGTACTACTCACCTACCGGCGACTTTGTTCAAATGCCCCCCGCGGCCACGTTCGAGAGCCCCGAGGCCCACGCCGGCACGCTCGCCCACGAGCTCGCCCACTGGACGGGGGCGGCCGCCCGCCTGGCTCGCGACTTCTCAGGCCGCTTTGGGTCCGAAGCCTACGCCGCGGAGGAACTCGTGGCCGAACTGGCGGCCGCGTTCCTCGCGGCGGATATCGGCTTCGAGCCCCAGCCCCGCGAGGACCACGCCGCCTATCTCGCGTCGTGGTTGAAGGTGATGAAGGCCGACAAGCGCGCCATTTTCACCGCGGCCAGCGCGGCCAGCCGGGCCGCGGCTTACTTACACTCGCTGCAGCCGGGCGGCGCCCAGGTGGCCGACGAGGAGCCCGAAGCAACCGAGGCCGAGCCCGCCGCGGCTTGATGCGGGCGACCCGCCCGCACCCCCACGGCGCCCGCGGCCGTGGGGAGACGGGCCGGCCGACTTCCGACCGACCACCACCACCAGAAAGGACAACGACAATGAGAAACCCGCAGGTTATCGCAGTCTGGCACCACAGCATACGCGGCCGCGAGAGCATCGACGGCGCGCCCGTGTGGGGCTGGAGCGGCAGCGACCGCCCCAGCAACGCCGCCGCAGGCCCGACCGTTTGCGGCAACGCCGTGGCCGGGGACTACATCGTATGGCACGACACCTACTGCGAAGACGGCGACACCCCGCGGGCGCGGCCGTGGTCAGTTGTCAAGGCTTGGGCTCGCCGTGGCGGCGGCGTGGAGGTTGCCATAGGTTGCGGCGCCATCTCGCACCACCGCACCATCGAGGCCGCCATAAAGGCCGCCGCCGCCATGCTGCGAGCGGAAAACAACGACCGAGCCGCGGCGGCCCGCGCCGCATGTCAAGCCGGTGAGCCGGCCGACTGCCCCGACGCCCACACTTGCCGACACGGCATTGACGGTTGACGCCGGCGCCCCCGCCACCGGCCGCGCCCGCGGCGGCCGGAACCGGGGCCGCCGTCACATCGACCACGCCCACCACCCCAGGAGCCCGTAGCCATGAAGACCAAACGCCCCGCCCCGCCCGCATGGATTGCCCCCGGCGCGACCGTCTACCGTGTCACCGCCGGCCTTGACGTCGAAGCGTGTACCGTGCTGGAGCGATTCAACAATCGCGGCACGATCCGCGTCACGATCGACGGCCCCGGTTGCGGCCCGAAGCCGTGGACCGTCAGCGCCGACCAGGTGCACCCGACCGCGGCCGCCGCATGGACGGCCGCCGGCCGAGAACTCGACCGCCGGGCGGCCATCCTGCGCCGCGACGCCGAAGCGATGGAGGCCCGAGCACTCGCCTCCCACTGCCGCGCCCGATGGCCGAAGAGCTCGACCACCCCGCCCCAGGATTTTTGACTCGCCCCCTTGCCCCCTTGTGTCCGATAGGTTACAACTACACACACGCGGCCACGCAGGCCACGAAACCCAGGAGCCCGAAACGATGAGCGCCCGATTCAAGATCCACGGCATGACCGACGAGCCCGGCCATTGTGAGCTTTGCGGCACCTACTGCCCCCGCCGCCGGGTCGCGGTTGAACTGATCGACACCGACGGCGCCACGACCGGCGACGTTCAACTATGGGGCGTGGTGTGCGCCGCCGAGGCCCGCCACGGCCGGCGCGACGGCACGCTGGCCCGGATGCTCCAGGCCGAAGCCGAGGAGGCCGGCAGCTACGCCGGCCCGGTGGCCGCCCGCCGCCGGCCGGCTCGAGCCGCCGCCCCCCGCCGGCAGACCCGGAAGGAGGCCGCCCGGCTCGCCGCCCTCGCGGCCGCCGACGCCCGCGCCGTGTGGTTCCGCACGGCTTCCCCGGTCGCGGCCGAACTCGCCGCCGCCGATGCCGGCGGCCGGCCGTGCACGCCAGGCGGCCGGTATTACACGCACGACGCCGGCCGCCTGGTTGACTCGACCGCCGAGCTGCTCGCCGAGGACGAGCCCCGGCGATGGCTCGCCGCCGAGGCCAGGTATCTGGCCGCTGGCCGCCCCCGCCACGCCGGCCACGGCTACCAGGCCGATGACGGCCGGCGCGCCATCGTGGACGCCACCGACCCCGCCGACGTGGCCCGGTTCGAGCGGCACGGGTTCCGGCCCGTGGCCGGCGCAGAACTCGCCCGCTGGCCCACGCTCGCGACCGCGTGAGCCCGGGCCGCCCCCGCCCGCCCCGGCACGCCGCCGGGCTGGACGGGGCCGGCGCCGCCGACCCGTTGACCATCACCACCAGGAGCCCGCGACCATGACCACAACCACGCCCGCCACCGACTACGCCGCCGCCGTCGCCGCGATCGCCGACGATATCATCCGGCAGATCGAAGACGGCACCGCCCCTGCCCGCCGTTGCCCCGTGCTCACCGCCGGCGGCTACTACGTCGAGGCGGTCCGCGTCTACTACGCCGACATCGTAGGCGGCCCCTGGGGCATCCCGTCCGGCGTTGCCCGCGTCGCCCTGGACGTCAGCCGGCCACGCCGCCCGGCCCATGAGGTCCGAGTGTGCATTGAGCCGGCCAGCCGCACCATGGACGCCACCGCGGCCGCCGAGCTTGCCGGGCTCGCGATCGCCGCCGCCGTGCTCGACCTGCTCGACTCGATCGCCGACCAGATCCGCTAAGCCACGCCGCCCCCGCCCCCGCCGGCGCCCGAGGCCGGCGGCACCGGGGCCGGCGAGGCACTCCGCCCCGCCCGACCTACCACCACAACCCCAGGAGCCCAACCATGAACGCCACAACTTTCCCCCACGGCGTCACGCTTACCCCTACGAGCTGCGGCTACGACTTGCACCGGAAAGGCCGTCTATCGGGCCGCGTGCATATCCGCCGCGACTTCCACGGACGGCTTTGGCTCGCCGACGTCTTCGCCTACGACGGCTACACGTTCACGCTCGACCGCCGCACGCCGCCGGCCACGCTGCCCGAGACACGCCAGGCCGTCCGCGACTACGCCGCCGCCTACGACCGCCACGCCTACGTGGCCTCCGGCGATTGCCACGCCTGACCGACTGCCCCCACGCCGGCCCCGGCCACGCCGCGGCCGGCCAGGGGGACGCCGCCCACGCTGGACGCCGCCCGACACCACCCCGAGGAGCCCCGACCGATGAAGACCAAGAAGAAAGCCACGCCCGCCGACCAGCGCCCGACCTGCAGCGTATGCGGAGGCCACGCCGTCGAGACGAACGCATGGATTGAATACCGCCCCGACGGGACCGCCGCGATCGTCAGCGGAGAGGGTCCGATCGGCGACGAGTTCGGCAACTGGTGCCACGACTGCCAGGAGCACCACGAACTGAACTACCCCGCCACCACGCCCGCCGACGATGCCCGCCGCCAGGCGGCCGACGCCGCAAGGGAGGCCGGGCCGGAGCTGGTGGCCGTGCTTCGCCGATGCCGCACCCGCCTCCAATGGTTCCGCGACAACGGCACCGGCGACGGATGGACCGAGGACGATGACGCCGCCATCGAGGCCGCCGAAGAAATGCTCTCCCGCTGCGCCCCCGCGATCCGCCGGAAGAACTGAACCACGCCCGCCCCCGCCCGGCGGCAACTTCGCCGCCGGGCTCCCGACCGAGAACCCAACCAGGAGCCACGCCCATGCCCGCATACGCCGCCCCCGAGATTGACCACGCCGCCTACCCCCGCCGCTGCCGGCGGATGAGCGACTCGGAATTGCACTTCACGATTGCAGACGCCCGCGCCGCCCTGGCCGCCATGCCGGACGGGCCGAAGGCCGGCTACTACGCCGACGAAATCTGCTACTGCGCCGACGAGCTCGAACGCCGCCGCCGCGGCGGCCGGCGGGACACCACCGCCGCGGCCCGTATGCACGCCGCCCTTGAGGCCGAGGCCGCCGCCCTGGCCGCCCTGCTCGACCAGTAGACGCACGCACGCCCACGCCAAAGGAGAACGCCACCCATGCCCACGCCCGCCCCGCAGCTCGACCTATTCGACAAAGGCCCGCCCGTGCCCCCGCCGGCCAAATGGATCGGCCACCGCGGCCCGTGGGGCCGGAACCTAACGTGGACGCGGCCGGATATGCCGCGGATCATCGTGCGCCACTGCGGCCACGGGACAGCGCTCCGCCCCTACTACATCACGGTCGGCGACAGCCTGGCGATAGCCAGCCCCGGGCTATTCCGCTCGCTGGCAGACTGCCAGGCCGCCGCGGCCCGCCTCTACCAAGACCTATCACGCACGCCCACACCATGAACGCACGCACGCCCGCCGAGGTTGACACTTATTCCCGACCGGGGATAATGTCCACCATGGCACCCAAAATCGACCCCGACAAATACATGACCGTTGGCAACGCCGCCAAGCTGGCGAACGTGTCGCGCGGCTGGATGAGGCGACTCGTCCAGGGCGGCCACGTCGCCGGCGTCGAAATCGACGGCCAGACGTTCGTGCTCCGCGCCGCCGCCCAGGCATACGCGGACACGCTCCCCCCGCTCGGCCGCCCCCGGGGCGGAAAGCACGCCAACTAGGAGCCACGCCCGCCAAGCAAACTACAGAACGCGCCCCGTTGTCCCCGATAGGTTAGTAGTCCCGCAAACCCCTGGAGTTTTACCCCATGAACCACGCCCGCCCCGCCGCCGACCCCGACGCGATCATCCTCGAAGCCTGCCCGCCCGAGCTGGCGACCATCAGCCTGGCCGGAATCGTGAACTGCGACCCGCTCACCCGGCCCATCGTGGACGCGCTCGCCTCCGGCCGCGAACTGCCGGAGGAGTTTTTGATCCTCGACACCTACGCCGATTGCGGATGGCCGCCGGCCGTTGCCAATATCCGCCGCATCCGTCGAGAGGTCCGCGAAACTCTCGCCGCCCTCGACTTGCCCGCCACGCTCGCGGATCGGCTCCCCCCGTCAAGCCTTGTTGAATCACTCGTTGCCGCCGACGTCATCTAACCCATCACCAGAAGAAGGAGCCCACACCATGCACAACCTCGCCCCCCTCGCCGCCGCCGGCTGTCGATTCGTCCGGCTCGCCCGCCAAGAGAAGCGCCCGCTCGGCGCCGGTTGGCAGCACAAGAGCACCAACGACCTGGAGGCCGTCGCCGCCTGGCTCGCCGCCCGCTCCAATGTCGGGCTCCTGCTCGGCCCGGAGTCCGGAGTCGTGGACGTCGAATATGACGAGCCGGAAGGCCGCGACCAGCTCGCCGCGTTCGGGATCCTCGACTTGCGAACGCCAACCTGGCGCTCCGCCCGCGGGGAGCACCGGCTATTCCGCTGGGAGCCCTGGATGCCGGCGACGGCGGCCATCAAAACCGAGGCCATCGAAATACGGATCGGCGGCCGGGCCGCCCAATCAGTGCTCCCGCCCAGCCGGCACCCGACCGGCGCCGCCTACGAATGGATCGTAGACCCGGCCACGCCAATCGCCGGGTTCCCGGCCCAACTGCTCGCGGGGGTGCCCACATGATCCGCGACACCATCCGCGCCGCCTTGATCGTCGCCGTGATGGCCGCCGCCGCCGGCCTGCTCGTGGAGGTACGGCACCAGCTCGCCGCCATCGACCTGGCTCATCGGTCGGCCACGGCCGGCCACTACGCCGCCCCGCCCCAGGCATACGCCGCTCCGCCGAATGCTCCCGCCCCGCCCGGGCCGCTCCGGCGGTTCGGGCGGGCGGCCATCGACATGGCCGATGCCGCGATCGGGGTGGTCAGGTAGCCGGCCGCCGGGCCATAGCCCGCAGGCTGCAACGCCAGCGGTCGTGAGAAAACCAGAGATCCAGCAGGCAGACCGAAATACCGTCTACCGTGCCGTCGAGAACCAGACTCCAAAGCGGGCCGATCCCGTGCTCGGCTTCCCAGTGCTCCCGCACCTGGGCCTTCACCAGCCGCATAGCGTGCCCGATGGCGGCATGGTTCCGCCCGGCCGGCAGCACCGCCTCCAGGTGCCGGTGCGGCCAGTAGCGGACCACGAGGCCGGTCAGCTCATCAACACGCCACGCCTGCGCGTATTGAAGTTTGGCCGCCAGCCGATACCGCACATGGGCCTGCAGCTGCGAAAGGGGCTCGGTTGTCACCGGATCACCTCGCGGCCGGCCTGCATTTTCCGTCCGGGCACTCCGCCCCTTTGCCGCCCTTGCAGGGGCAGGTGGCCGGGCACGGACAGGCGACGCGATGCCCGTCCGGCATCACGAGATACCCACGCCCGCCGCACTCACCAGAGCAGCGGCCAGGCGTCGGGGCCGGTGGCTTCGGGCCGGGGGCCGGCGCGTCCACCGCCAGGCTCGCCCGGGCCGCGGCCACCGCGGCGGCCGCCCGAGGCCGCTCGAGGTCCACGGCCACGGGATCGGCCGAGAGCCAGACGAGCCAGGCGACGATCCAACGCCAAACGTCCATTACCATCCCCTTCCATGTTGAACCATTCTGTACCCGTCCTCCCCGACACGGGCCTCCGCGCGGGCTTCGGCCTCCGCCGGGGGCGGGTCAGCCACGATCGCGATCCAGAGCAAGCGCTTCGCCGCCCCAGCCAGCCACGTCACGACGGGCCGACTCGTGTGCGGCGTCCACCTGGTCGCCGAGCTGGTCCACCAGGAGCCCAGCACGAGGCCGAGCAAAAAGACGCCGATGATTCTGCGGTCGATGGTCATGGTGCGAGTTGATAAGTAAGGGTTTCGATCGGACCCGGGGCCAGCCAGTTGCCATGATGAATGTCACGCCAGACGAAGCCGGTCTTGACGTCCCCGATGGCATAGGAATCGTTCTGCCGCAAAATCCTCTCGACGGTTTCTCGCGACGCCCAAAACGTGCCGGCGGGCTGGTCGGCCGGATAGCGGCCCGCATAGGAAAGCCAAGTCGTGCCCCAGCTATTGAGCACCAAGGCCGCATCCATCGGCTTGACGCCCGGCGGTGACTGATCCGCAAAGCGAATCCCGATAATGCACATTTGGTGAAGCCATTGGCCCTGTGCGGCCAGCGCGCCAACCTCATCGGTGCGGCTGGCGAACCCAACATTCGAGGCGATGGTCACAGGGAACCCGGCAGTCACGGCGGCCGCTAGTTCTTCCCACGACCGAATGGCCACGACATGCCGGGCCGGATGCCGCTTGGCGATCGCATCGAGCCGGCCGTTGTCGCCCTGCCCGCCGCATCCGTAGTTCCCCCATTGCTTCGCCCGCTCCGGCGAGTAGGTGGTCAAGTCATAGCCCAACTCAGGAAACGGCTTGCGGTAGACCACGCCCCAATCCCTCAACCATTTCGCGGCGGCCCCGCCGTAGCTCCCATCGCTCCAGCCGCCGCTCCCTTCCGGCTTGCCACGGGCCTCGACACGGCTCCCGGCATAGCAGGCTTCCGTACTTGGCAGCATCGGCGGCTCGGCCATCTGGCCTAGATCCCACGACACACTTTCAGAGCAGTAGATTGCGCCCGCCGCGCCGAAACTGACACAATCTCCGATGCCCTGCTTCCACGCGACGAACGGCTTGCCGTATCGCGCCCGGTGCGCCCGATCCATCGAGCGATATAGGAACGTATCGACGTGCCGAGACTTGGCCATCGCTTCGGGCGCGGCCTGGGCGAAATACTTCTGCTCCCCCAACTCGTCCAGGAACTCGCGAACCCCCTCCGGGTTTGGTTGCCAGCCGAAGCCGGCATCGCCAACGGTTTGCGGCACGCGGGAGTAGAAGTATGCCCCCACACCCAACACGAGGAGGAAGACCGTCGCGACCAGCCGGAGGGCGTTGGTCTCAGCGCGTGACATTGGCGGCCGCCTCCGAGATTTCGCGGAGCGACCGGACCCACGCGGCCCGCTGCTCTGGCGTGATCGGCCCGCCGGACGTGCCGACCGCAGCCTCGAGGTGCCGGGCGATCGCGTCCCGGGCCGCCGGCTGGCGGGAACCGATCGACACGCCACGGCATCGCAGCTCCCGGGCCGCCTGCCGCAGCTCGTCCACCGCCACGCCGGTCTTCCAACGGGGGGCATCCTGGTTGCCGTCCCACTCGATCTCTTCGGCCAGCTCGCCGGTCAGGGCCGACACGACCGCGGCGTCTTCCGCCCCCGTCGGGCCGGTGAACAGGCCGCGGAGGTCGATCGGCCCGACGGGCACCGGGGCCGGGCCGGGGGCCGGCGTCACGGGCGATCCGAGATGGAACGCGGCCGCGGCCCCGATCAGCAGGGCCGCCGCGGCCAGTTGCCGCCAGGACAACTCCGGGCGGGGGATGGCGGCCACCATGGGGGCCACCTTCGCCCACAGGTCGCGGCCACCCAGGACCAGGGCGGCGGCGATGATTAGGATCGCGGTCAGCATTACGATGCCCTCACCATTGGCAGGAGTTGCTCGATGGCTCCCGATGCGAGAGCCAGGACGAAGGACCGCACCGGGCTGCGGACCAAAAGCCACAGCGGATAGACGGCCAGCGGAATCGCCTTGTCGGCCACCAGATCGAAAAGCCGGCCGACGGAATGCAGGACGATTTCCTTCTTCTCGGCCCCCGTCAGGTTGCTGACGTGATCCAGCGTCTCGATGGAGACACGCAGCAGGGCCACCAGCAGCTCGCCGAACTCACGCCACGTGATCCCATCCATCGCCGCCTGGCGGGCCGCGTTGAGAAACGACGCCACCTTGTCCACGACGTCGTGGGCTTGGCCCGCGGCGACCGTCGGGTGGAATGCGATGCTGCCGGTAGTCATTGGATTTTCCCTTCCTGCCACAGTTGTTTGGCCGTCGCGAGGTTGACCCCCAGCTCCAGGGCCAGCCGCTCGAAGAACGTCAGTTCCGGTTGCCGCCGGCTCGTGATGCAGCCGAGCCCAACGCCCTTCCGCGGCTCGTAGTGAACGTGCGACCCGCCCTCCCCGGGCGGAGCCAAAGCCTCACGGCCCCGGGCCGTATGGCGGAACATCGTTTCAACCACCCGGGCGTCGCTCACTGCATTGCGTCTCCTACCACCATTGTACGAATGTTCACATGCTCACCGGCGCCGCCCCGATCGCGGCCATTACCGCCATCCGGAGCCCGTCGAGCGTGCCCGCGTTGTCGATCACGACGTCCCCTGGAGCGACGGCCACGCCGTCCTCGCTGGAGTGCCCGGTCGGGCCATCGACGCCGGGCCGCCGCACATGCCAGACCTCGCCGCCCAGGCTCCGCAAATACTCGACCTCGTTCTCGAATCGCACATCGGCCACGGCGACGATCGAAATACCCTGCTCCGCCAGCTGCCCGAGCCGGCGAGCCAGCAGCCGCAGCCACACGTCGCTGCAGACCATGCCCCGCCCCCATTCGGTCCCGAGCGTCTGGAGCATTTCCCGCACGCTCTTGCCCAGCCACGGGACCACCGACTCCTTGCATTCCCGCTGCCGCAGCAGGGGCTCCGGAATGCCCAGCATGGCGGCCAGCATCGCGTAGAGCGGATCGGCCATCCCGATCACGAACGCCCCCGGGATCATGCTGGCCACGGCGTTTTTGCCCGCCCCAGCCCGGCCCGTGATGCCGATGATCCGCCGGGCCTTGCCGGCCAGCTCCGCCTCGCCCTCCATCGCGGCCGGCATCTCGTGGGCCACCCCGGGATCCATCCGGCGAATCCGCTCGTGGATCTCCTGGTAGCGTCGCCGGGCCGGAGCCCAGGCCCGCTCGAGCATTTCGTCCGACGCCCCGCTGACTTTCACCGGCGTGTCGAATCGGGCCGGCTCTTGCGGCTCGGCAGGGGTGAACGAATGCCGGGCGTGGGCCGCGGCGAAGTCTTCGGGTAGATCGGCCGGGAGGCCATTGGGCAATCGCATTCACCGCTCTCCAGGGTTTGACGGGGACGGGCCGGCGACGTGCATGGCGGCCAGCCCGCCAGCGGCGTCGTAGATGAACAACTCCATCGCTTGCCGGTTGCCGACGTAGCCCTCGTCGTGGTGGTAATCGTCGGTCGCGCAGATGGCCGGAGCCACACGGACGAGCACCCCGTCGTAGGTGTCGATCGGCCGGCTCCACTCCGCCGCCTGGTGGTGCAGGTGGCCGACGTGGAACTCCCGATACGGGCACCGCGACCATTCCTTGGCCGCCTCGATGGCCATCAACTGCGGCAGCTTGCGTTTGGCCTTGTTGCCATGGGCGAACCCCAGCAGGTTTTTCCCGTGCGCCACGTACTTGCGGGACGTGTATTGCTGCTCGACGCGCACCCGCCTGTCGTTTCGGAATCGCTCCGCGAGGATCCGCTGAAACGCAAACGTCAGTGTCTCGTCGTGGTTCCCGGCCACCACGAGCGTGTCGGTCGGGGCAACGCCGGCCGCGGCATCGACCAACGCCAACAGGGCATCG